CTAAGTTTTCGTCCAGAAGCTTCCCGAAACAGGTCCACCGTGAATCGGAACAACTCGACGAGAGGTTCAGGGCCACTTGCACGACCTCCGAAAGTCTTGAGCGGGGAACCTGAAGGTCGTACTCTACCAACGTCCCATCGGGGAACTTGACCTGAATACAGCAGTGATACCAACTCCCTAAACGATTTCGCCCATCCGATCTTCGAATCTGCAACATTGATAACTGTATCTGTTTCATGGAACTCCTCCGCAACTTCCGGTAATTTCTGTACGTACTGTCGCTCTACACTGAAGCCTACACCTGTGCCGCACATGAGGACGTACATCATCTCATCAAATGCTTTCGGATGATCAATAGGAAGATAGCTACAGTTAAACCCTGCTACGTTGTCACGCTCCAGTGCTTCTCCAGCGGTCATCAGTGCTCGCATAGAAGGCATTACGTCTAGGTTGTGGATAGCCTCGTAAGCCTCCTTACGCGAAGTCTCTGGGAGTTTGTCGCCCCAGAAGTTTAAGTACCGGTTGACTGTTTCTTCCCAAGTCTCCCTACGCTTTTCCTCTGGCAAGTACCTAGCGTAGCGACTCTTGTGTATGTACTGTTGATATGCGTCCATCAGTCCTCCAGTAGTTCTCTAATTGCGGCAATCAGTGCGTCCATCGTGTCGTAAATCATAATCTTGCTTTCGTCATCATACCACTCAAGTATGAATCCGTTGGTGGCATTACGTATGTTTACATCGCTTATTCTCATTCTGTTACTCCTAGTGTTTCGTTAATGATTGCCTGTGCCGCCATTTGCAGAAGCATGTACACCCCATCAGGATACTGCTCGTTGGACGCTACTTCAAACATCTCGCCGTCTTCGTACATCACAACAGCCACCTTTACCTTTCGTCCCTCCTCCTCGTGTTGCAGTGCTTTGACTACAAACGCTGATAGAAACTCTGATGTGGTGATCTCCTTCTTGTCTTCATCTTTGTTACCGAACTTACCTTCTACTACTTTCATTAGGCTACCTCCTTGATCAACCACTCAAGGTAGACCTTAGCTTTCCGCAAGTCCTCTACACCGTTCTTGTACTCGTAACGCCAGAGGTACTTCAGGCAATTACCCTTGAGATACCCCTTGTATTCTTGCGGGTGCATGGACGCCTTGATTGCTTCAATGGCCTCTATTGCTCCCTTGTTGTAGTGATCGGGTTGTGTCACGGGGTTGTGGTTGTCGCTTGGGTGATACAGCTTGCCTATAGCTGTCTTAGACACTCTGTCCCACTCTTCTGGTTTAGCTTCGTCTAAAGATCCGTGATTCATAACGTTACCGTGTTTATCCAAATAAGTAGTCCACTCATTCTGCATACTCTCCCTCTTCTTCCTCTAGTTCCTCATGAAAAGCCTCTATCTTTTTGATTAGTTTGTCCTCAAATCTGTCTAGTATTTCTTCAGATGATATTTGCAAGGCTTCCAGAAGATCGTCAGGATCATACAACCTCAACAGCCGTTCCTTAATTTCTTCTAGTGTCAGAGACATAACTAACCAACTCCTTAAGCGTATCTATATTATACCATAAAATCTCGTGCTTGTCACACCATTCTGCCATAGTAAGTTTGGTACTTTTACTCACTTTCTGATTTGGCTTCATCAGTACAAATATGAGTTCTTGCGTCTCTGGGAGACACTTAGAGATCGCTCTATACTTCTGCGTATCTCCTGCTCTAAAGTATCCTTTACACTCAATGAGGTACGTTCGTCCGTTGAGTTCGTACACAAAATCTGGTGTGTACTTTCGTTCAATCCTGTACGGGACTTGGAACGGTTCGTAGCTAAAGCCAAATGGTTGTAACTGCGTTGCGACATCTTTTTCAAACTCCGACCTAAAGTTACCCAGCTTGGATTTCCGTGACCTTCGGCTCATTGACCACCTCTGTTAAATATCTTGGACCACTTGAGTAGATGAAGGTTCTTACTTCGGGCCAACAGGTAAACTTGTAGGGACAGTAAGAACAACCGACTGCGAGCTTTCTGTTTCCACTTTTGCCATCTGGTACGGTTTCGTGGCAAACTTCTGGCGGCTCCGGTTGCTCCACTAACTTTTTTACACGTTTGATGTGCTCCTCTATGTCGTAGCCAATCTTTTCGTGAACGGGAGCCTGTGTGTCCTCAGAGTCGTACATGAGGTACGTCAGGTGTCCGTTCTGTTTGTCCATCGCTAGCCAACCAAACTTGGTTTCGCCTTCCGAATGGGCATACCCTTTAATTTGAGCAACGTATCCAAACGGGTCATCATAAGCCAAACTTCCGTCCTTGAATTTCTTAAACCCAAAAGACGAGACAGATTTAATATCTGTGACAACACCATCAATTTTACAATCCATAGAGCCTGTAATGCCCTGAACCTCACACTTCTTCTGCTCATCGGTCACCTCGTGTCCTGATAGTCTAGTTAAAAACAAGAGCATCTCTTCTATCAGATGCCCGTACATAAACTTGACGTAGGTGTTAGGCGTCATCTCCTCTTCTACGTCAGAGTTGTTCACTACGTTCCAGAGGTAACGGTCATCACGCCCGATGTTAGACATACGTAGCTTGCGTCCGTCACGCTTCTCTGTGAACAGGTTTGCCATGAGTCGCTTGCAGTTCTCACCAAAGCGGTCAATCTCATCGTACAGGTCAACGTCCTCTGGTACTTCTTTGGTAGACACTACCTTGTAAATGTCGTCTACCAGTGAGTAAAGTTTGTTCATTTTGACTCCTCTAAGTATTCTATGGCCCGTTCCAACATATTTATGTCATCATCAAAGCCTCCCAAAGACCTGTTACATTTGTGACACAGCCACCCCCTGAAGGTTTCTTTTTCGTGGCAGTGGTCTAAAACCCACGATCCGTTCTTGGTGTTCCCTCTGCCCTTGACATCTTCCTCTGTGCCTAAGCATATCGGACAGGTGTATCCTTCTTCTGGCATACCGTGTTTTTTCTTTAGCCTGTCTCTGACCTTGCTAAGTTCGTTGTTACACTTTTTACACTCTGGTCTGAGATAGTTTCCTCCTGAGTGGCGAGAAAAGTGTTGTAGTGAGAGCTTTTGTTTGCACTTGCTACATTCCTTGATTCCGTCACCTAAATCATAGTGGTCATCTTCTAGGCACAGGTCCATCTGCTCCATCAGTGTGTCTCCGACCACGTTGATCCGACTTTGTACTCTCCGTCAAGGGGGCATCTGAGGTCAAACGATATGCCAGCCGCCTTGATGCACTCAACTGCGAGCCAGCCAAACTTCTCTGCTTGTTCTGTAGCCACCTCCGATTGTATCTCATCGTGTATGTTCCCTATAAACTTGTAGTCAATGTTGTGTTGTGTTGCGTAGTCATCAAGCAAGACCAAAGCCTTCTTCATAATGATTGCACCGGCAGACTGCAAGAGCGTGTTCAATGCACTATGCTCTGATCTGACCCAGAGTTTCCGTCCGTCCAATCCGACGAGGTATCCTTTCCTAGAAGCAGATCCAACTCGTTCTCGTAGAGTTTCAAGAGAAGGTGTATTTCGTAGAAAGCGTGTCCTAAGCGCATTGCCATCTTTTGCCGTTCCTCCGACGATGCTTCCAATCTTGGCGTCTCCTGCCCCGTAGAGGAAAGCATAGATGAAAGTCTTAGCTTGAGGTCTTGTTGCAAGTCCAGAAGCAATTTGATTTCTGGTGTGAATGTCGTCTCTAAGCAAGACATCTGTAAACTCCTCGTCGCCCATGTAGTGAGCGAGCATCCGTAGTTCTAGTCCACTAGCGTCAACACCCACTAGCCTCCGTCCTTCTGGTACAATCCAACAGTCACGGCAGTCCTTTCCAAACTCAGAGTTGACTGATGGAACCTGTGCCATGTTTGGGTTCTGGTGAGTCATACGTCCGGTTACAGCACCGTTAGTAGTAACCCTGCCGTGTACCCTCCCGTCATCCTGTACGTGTTCTATCCACGAGTTGACCTGTGCGTACCTTTTCTGGAGCAAGAGGTATTCCAGTACTTGTTCCGCTTCGGGAACATGGTGATTCTCTTTAAGCGCCTTTTCATCAACAACCGGTTTGCCTGTCGGAGTGAGTTCCGACCATATCGCACCCTTAGCTGTAAGCCTGTCGGCCACTTGTTGCCGTGAACCCACGTTGAATACAGTGACCTTATCCTTAAGTCGTTTACCAGTTTTCTCTGAATATCGCTCCTCAATGATCGGCGGGAAAAGCGCCTGAAGATCCGCTTCAATAACATTCATTCTCTCCTTAAACTTTGCACACAGGATGTGGCACAGTCGCTGATCAAGTAGCCAACCGTTGCGCTCCTGTTGCTGTATGATCCACTGGACCTGATGCTCTAGGTCAATACTGTCCTGAGAGAAATCAGCTAGCTCCACCTGTAGTTTCCTGTACACCGCTTCAGTCAACTCTGTGTCACGGATACAGTAGTCGATCATCGCTGGTGTAAGCTGTGACCAATCGTTGTGATCGCCCTTCGGGAATCCTAGCATGTTGCCCCAGTTCCGTAGCGAGTGACCACCAGACCGGCTTGGGTCT